TTCTTTTTAATCCTTTTGGCGAGGAGACAAACAAATGAAAATTGGTGGAATTGAAGTAAAAGGTCCGAATGAAGTTCTTTTAGTGCTTCCCCGTGAAGAAGATGACATTGTCATTAAGGCACGGGCCGTATTGGATATGGCTGAGTTTGAAGAACTCTGCCCGGAACCTAAGCCCCCTGGCAAACAGACCAAGGGTGGTTTTGTACACGATATAGATGATCCAGGCTACAAGCAGCAAATGGAGAATCATAACGAACGTCAGTTGGGGTATCTAGTGGTTAAGTCCCTAGAACCTAGCGAAATCGAATGGGACTTGGTTGATCTGAATCAACCGAATTCCTATACCAAGTGGCAAGAAGACTTCCAAGCGGCTGGATTGTCTACGATTGAAGTCAATCGTATCATGCAAGTAGTAATGGAAGCCAATGCCCTAGATGAAACTAAGCTTGAAGCCGCACGTCAGGTTTTTCTACGTGGTCAGCGTCAGGCTCAAGACGCATCCTCTGGCCGCCATACAGAACAAGCGACTTCGTAATCTGGAGGGCGTGTGAACGGGTTGGTATTCGTCCGCCCAGTATCAAACCTGATTGGGATGATAATGGGGTATGGCAACAGGCGTTAATTCTTGCCTACCACCAAACCCGAGAAGAGGATGATATTAAAGAAATGGAAGCAATGACAGGGGCAGGGATGCCCGGTGCGTCAAAACGGAGACGTTGACCGTGAAAATCAAACTCAAATTAGAACTGATTAAGTTCGACCGTGCCAAATATCAAGAAATGTTTGACGATTGGATGCTGCAAACATTAACAGTGATGGGGGCGGCCTACTTGCAAGCCACTGTAATCAATGTAATTGCTGGTCAAAGTGGTAACTATCGTGTTTGGTCGGGAGCTTCGGCCGCTACATTTTTGCATCTCGCAGACGCAATTAAATTTCGAGTACCAATCACAGGCGGAAATAGTACAGGTATCGCTTATGGCAAGCGTAATAGTAGTGGGGGCATAGAAATTGGGATGGGGATAGGTCGTTTCTTTTACACAACAGATTTGGCGCATTTAATTTGGAACGAATATCATAACGCCAATGTGGATCGGGACCGAGGGATTTTTTCGCAGTTAAAACATCCCGGCCCCTACCAATTTCAAGAACAAGGTCTAGCGGCTGTGCGAAATGCTATGGTTGAGAATCAAGTTGGACTTCCAGACCCAGCATTAGCGACACGAATCCAAAGAGTAAAGGTGAGTTAAAATGGCTGACGACATCAGGCAGGAATTTGTATTTGATGCTGCAAAAGCTCTCAAAACAATCGAGACTCTAACGTCTCGATATGAGAAGCTAAATACTGTACTTAGAGGTCATGCTAAGACAGTCAAGGGTATCAATACAAGTACACGGAAGATTACCGGTGGCCTGATTCAGATTAAAAATGCTGCGAAAGCCGCAGCCGACCAGTTAACTCGCGTGTATGGAGCTAAAGCTGCGGCAGCCACAACAAAAGCCGCTAAAGGAACCACTGCCGCCCCCCCAGTTGATACTGCACAAGTCAATAAAGCTAAAGCATCACTACAAGAACTCGACGCTGTTGCTCGTAAAACGTTTGCGGGCGCGCCAATTAAGAATCAGAAGCTTTTTACCAAAGGACTTAATGATCTTATAGCTGCCTTCCATAGAAGTGGTGGTTCTGTCACGGACTTTAAGAAACGATTAGCTGCATTAGACCAACAAGTAAATGGTACGCAGGCACGTATGCGAACTGCGATGCGTAGCATTGCGAAATCGACTAAGGAGGCTACTAACCCCGATACACTACGTAACTTTACTGTGTCATGGCAGACCATGGTTCGTATTGTTACGACCCAATTGATTGTTCGGTCATTGAATGTTCTGCGACAAGCTTTACGTGATTCCATTAGCGAAGCGCTTGATTTTAGTCGGGCTGTTGCAGAAATTGGAACAATTGCCGAAGGAGCTTTAGGTGGTCTAGGGGATATTGCAAAACTCGTTCGAGAAACATCAGATGCTTATGGGAGGTCTCGTCTCGATGTAGCCGAAGGTTTGTATCAGATGTTGTCGAACCAAGTTGGTGATGCGGCTGAATCAATACATGTATTTAATGTGGCTAATCAACTCGCTACAACTGCGGTAGGTTCAACAGAAGATGCTGTAAATCTTTTGTCAGCGGTTCTCAACAGTTTTCAACTCTCAGCTTACGATGCTGAAAGCGTGTCTGCTAAATTGTTTAGAACAATCGAATTAGGTCGTACTCGTATGGATGAATTGGCCGATACTTTTGGGCGAATTGGTCCTTTAGCGAACGCTCTTGGTGTAAGTCTTGATGAAACTTTAGCATCCATTGCTGTAATTACAGTTCAAGGTACTAGAACAGCAGAAGCTTTAACACAATTACGCGGTGTTATGCAAGGTATGTTAAAACCTTCAGAAAATATGAAAAAAGTCTTCCGAGAAATTGGTGTCGCTAATGCTGAAGCTGGTATTGCAACATGGGGTTTTCATGGTTTCTTAACAGAATTGACTAAGGTTACGGGAACTAACAGTTCTGAAATGGGTCAACTTATCCGGCGCGTCCGAGGTTTACTGGGTGCCATTACTTTAGCCGGTGACGATACTGAACAATTTATTGATAATCTTCAACAGATTCAGGATACTACGACTGAGATATTCAGGGAAAAGTATAAACTTGTATTTGAGACACCTGGAGAAGAACTTCTACGTGAATTTAACAAACTCAAAAATATACTTGTTGTTGATATCGGTGTGGCATTAGTCAAGGCAACTTTATCAGCGGTTAAATTTACGAAAGCGATGGCCAGTGTTCTTCCGTCTATTGGTACATTAGCTACTATTATTACTGCTGCACTTATCCCACGGCTTACCCTCTGGGTCGGACATTTAATCACAATTACTGCTGCACAATTAACAGTAACAGCAACGTCATTAAAGGGGTGGTTCTTAACTGGGCGAGCTATTAAAAATGCAACCATCCTGCTTAAAGTCTATCGAACAACGTTACTATCAACTAATGTTATACTAGCGGTTATATTAGTTGCATTTACAGCCATTACGTATGCAATTGACCAATCTAATAAAAAATACAAAGCACATATTGCAGTGTTACATGAAGCTGAAAAAGCTCAAAGCCGATACAATGAGGCTTTAGATGTTAAAAAGATTGAAGTCTACTCGAAATTAGAACGTAAACGGGCTGAGCTTCAAAGGAGAGAAATCAATCGTGGTTTAGCGGAGGCTCAAAAGGCGTATAATGAACGTAGAGAAGCAGCCCAAGAAGCCGATAAAGTAGAACACGATAGTGCTAAATCCAAATTTGGACGTTTAACTGATCTGTTGAATAAGTATACTACAGATTCCAAAAAGAAAATTGAGGACCTCCACAAAAGTCGAGAAGATTCAGAGAGGCGTGTAGACAGTATAGTCAGAGATGCTGAACAAAATCGGTTTGATCGAGGTGTTCGTTTTTTAGGTGCCCAACAAAAATTAGACGCACAACGTGCTCGCGGCTTGAAATTACAGCGTGAGGCTAGTAAATTTCTTGCGACTGGTGATCCCGAACAAATCAAACGAGGTTTGGAATTGTATCGGCAAGCCGAGACGATTTTTGGTAGTATACGAGATATCGCTTATGATCAATTAAAACCATTGGAAGAAGCTTGGCGTGCTGGAAAATTATCGACCGATCAATTCAATAACTTACAAAAAGCTCGTCGTGCTGATAATGCAGCCCACCAACTGTCAGTAAATCTGGCAAAGAATCAATTAAGGGCGGAACAATCTTTACAAAAAATTCTGGATGAACGAGCCACAAAAGCTAAAGCAGATCTAGAACATCAGCAACAATTAAACGCTCAACTTAAAACACAGTTTGATATTGTCTTAGACAATATGAAAACATTGGATAAGGAAGGTGAGATTCTGGATTCTAAGGTTCTCAAGAATCAAGCTGAGGCTCGTGGTCGAGCTTTTGAGCAGATTAGAAATTTAGCAAGTCAGACTATTGGTGGCTTAGACTTAGCGGAACAGTTGCAACTTACATCTTTGAAGGCGGACATAGAGAATGCCTTTTCTCCAACCGCAATTAGATTAAATGAGGATGCCTTAAATACAGCTTCCGATAGTGTTCGAGATGCGTTTACGAAGGGCATGGATGATGCCACAACGGCATGGGCAACAAAAATGTCTGTAACTTTGGGTAAAACGTTAATTCCAGACTTTGATCCAGCACGAGGTTTTGAACAAGTTCAAAAAACAGTTCAAGAACTCACTGATTCAGATTTTGACGCTTTAACTGACAAACAAGATGAAGTAGCGCGAAAACAAGCTCAAGTGACTGCTGCAATGGCATTAGCCAAAGATGAATTACGAGATGCGGCCCGAACTAAGGTACCGAGATTGGGTATCTTCCCTGAGCGAGCCTCAATTTTAGTTAACATGGTTAAAACTATGCAACAGGGGCGAGTTATCACTAAAGAACAAACTGATGCGATAGACCAACAGATTCTAAAATGGAATGCGTTAGTCAAGGTTTTACCTTTTGGTGATTGGACTCCAGGGGCAGGTATGATTACTGAGTTTTCAACAGCTATTCAAGAAGCCAGTGCCGCTACGGGAAATGTTGGCGCATTACGTCGTGAATTAGAAATTTTATTACAAGAATATGAACAACTTGGTGGTGCTGGAAAACAAGCTGCTATAGACGCCTTTTTAAGTAGTGGAGCCAATAACCGGGGTAGAGCCTTAGAGGGTAATACTCAACAATTACAAACACAGCTAGGGATTGTTCAAAATCAAATACTCCCGACCGAACAAACTATCACAGCGGAGTATAAAGCACGTTTGAAATTTGTTGAAGATATGGCGAGGATTGATAGGGCGACTAAAGCGGCTCCAACAACTATTAGAAAACAAGCAGAAGCGGCCCGTCTACGACCTCAAGGTTTTGCAAAAGGTGGTTTAGTTAAGAACTTAATGTATTTAGCGAAAGGTAATTTAGCGCGTGGTACTGATACGATTCCTGCGATGTTAAGTCCGGGTGAATTTGTGATGAATTCCAAATCCACAAGACGTTTCTACTCCCAACTTGTGGCGATGAATAGTGGACAAAAACCGATCTACCGTCAAGAAGGCGGTCCAGTAACAAATGTATCGGTGGGTGACGTACATGTGCAGGGCGGGAAGAATCCTGCACAAACCGGGAGACAAATTGTTGGCGCAATCAAACGTGAATTGCGCCGTGGTACATCTTCATTTTAACTCCAACAATATGGAGAACATTCATGTTTGATAAGAAAGCACTTATGGAAGCCCTTGACCTTGGTGGTCGATTCCAAGTGGAGCATTGGCGTGAAGGCGAATTGCTCGCCACTTACGATTTCCACAACGATATTACGACTGAGGGTAAGGACGCATTGCTGGACATTATGTTCCACAATGAAACTCAAATTGAGACTTGGTATCTGAGTCTTGTAGACGTAGCGAACTTCACAGCCGTGTCCGTTAACGACATCTACGATGAAATTAACGGAACTAACGGTTGGAATGAGTTTGAGGACTACGATTACAGTGCGAATAGCACGGCTCGTGCCGAATGGCAAGAAGACGCCTCCAGTGGTGGCGCGATTAGTAACACAACTGTTGCTACATTCGACATTACTGGTGCTGGTTCTGTATGGGGTATCTTCCTGGGAGGCGGCGGGGCTAACTCCAACGTACAGGCAGATAACGCGGCCGATGGTACGCTGTGGGCGACAGCCAACTTCACAGCTAACGTTACCGTAGCCAATACTGACCAGTTGAAGGTCACGTACACCGTGACTGCATAAACTCCCTCGCCAAGTTGGTTTGGGAAGCCCTTGTAGGGCTTCCCGGCCAACTCTTTTTTTGGAGCTTGCTATGCTTCTATTACTCGAAGGATTCGATTGCTACGGCACTTTAGGACGTAGTGACACCGGCCTGGATACCGATGTAGAAAAGCGCCATGAAGGTGGCTCAATTCTATTCGGCAGCCCAGGTGGTGATCTCATAGCTGGTCGGGGTGGTGATAGTACGGGGTTACGATTTAACTACCACTCCAGCAACAGGATTGTAGTTACACGGTATAACCCTGAAGCGACTACTCTGATAATAGGTTTCGCATTCAAAACACCGACTGAATTTGGTGTCGCGGCAGTTGGGCATTATATGTGTGAGCTAGCACCTAGCTTTTTACGAGTTTACTGGGGTAATGGTAGCTTACACCTGCATAACTCTGATTGGACGCCCGCATATAAGTATATTGGACAGGGACTTCAAGCTAACCGCTGGTACTACTTAGAATTCAAAATTTACTTTCACGCGACACTGGGTACTGTAGAGGTACGGATAAATGGTCAAACGACTTTTAGTGAGACGAATTTAGACACACAATACTTGACCTACGAGCATGGTCTACTTAACTTGTACGCGCCCGACGTAAATTGTGCATTTGATGATCTTTACATTTGTGATGAAACCGGCTCCTACAACAATGATTTCTTAGGCCCAATTAAAGTCGAAACCCTGCGACCCACTAGTGACGATGGGGCACAGAATTGGACACCAAGTGCTGGGGGTGACCATTCTGCTTTAGTTGACAACGCAAATATGTGGGATCAAGCTGACTACATTGAAGCTACGGGAGCAAACATTGATGATCTTTGGGTATACAGTGATATCAGTACAATTACGGGGGCAATCCAAGGCGTACAATTGATTACATCAGCATGGACTGATATAGGGGTACCACTAGTTTTACAGTCTATTTGCGAGTCAGGGAATACAACAGATTATTCCCCTAGTAAGGGGATAGGGGCAGATACTCTCTCGGCTACACAAGAAATGATTTGGGAAACTGATCCCGATACTGCAAATGCGTGGACGGCTAATGGAATCGACGGAGCTTCTTTTGGTGTGAGGAAGATTTAATGGCATTACGTGGCATAGAAGGTTGGGGTGGTTACACAGGTTTAACCTACAGCACATTTGAAAATATCCTTCGGGCTAAATGGCCGGGAAGTTATTGGATGGACGATTCAACTGTCTCCACTGATAGTGATCGTTCGGCTAATGAGGACGTGTGGCGACCTACGGATGGCGGTGAGCTTTGGATTCTTGATCTACTTGACAATCCTGAAGAAATAGCCTGTGGCGTGTACATGAAAGGCAACTATGGAAGTGATAGTCGAAATAGTTGGGGACCTTTATTTTCGATTAACAATGCGAGTAGTGAGCATATTCTAATAGAGGCGAGTACCATCGACCTTCGTGTGAAGCTTCGCAACCTTTCAACCGTCGTTGCTACTTTCTATTCGGTGCTTGAGCCTCGACGTTGGAATCTAGTAGAATTAAAGGGCAAAGTCCATGACACAACAGGGTATTGGTATCTTTATGTTAATGGGGTATTGATTGGTTCAGATACAGGTATCGACACCAAATATAGCACACTCAACGTAAACCAACTACAATTCCATGGTAGCATAGCTTGGACTATGCTCGGGGATAGTTATTGTTGTGACCTAACAGGTGGTAAAAATGACGACGTGTTAGGGCCATTCCATATCCAAGGTATTCTACCAAACGCTAATGGTGACAATAGTGATTGGACGCCGAGCACAGCCAACGTTGATAATTACACAATGGTCGATGATGTAACGGCCAACGAAGGTGATTATGTTGAATCAGGCACACCGGCTGAAAAAGACCTTTACAACTATGAAGATTTAACTGGGTCCTGGGACGAGATTTTTGGTCTTCAAGTCAATACGCGACTTTTTATGGATGCAGCTAACTCAGAGACTATTGCAGTCCTGTGCTCATCTAATGGCACTGAGGATAGTGCTAATGTTACTGCTAACAATACAACCGTGGGCGATGGCGATGAAGCTCAATTCATGCGAATTTTGGAGGATGATCCAGATACAGCCAATGCTTGGGCCTCAGCAGCTATTGATAGTGCCCAATTCGGTATCGAATTTATCTAATCGAGGGAGTTAGGTATGGCCGGTTTACTTTTTATGGAAGGTTTTGAAACCTTCGGCGCGAATGGTGACACAGGTGCCGCATTGCAGGATGTGATAAAGGCAAAGTGGCCTCAAGTTATCCTAAGTACCAGCGCTAAACTTAGTGATGATGCTTACGATGGTCAAGGACTTTGTCTCGATTGTGTGTGGGGTAGCACATCCTATCGACTTGGGCTCAACACCAATGTCGCCTCTAAAGAATTGATTGTAGGTTTTGCTTGGTATACAGGCACCCTCACAGCGTATTATCTATACTGGGGCACCAATGCCGGGACTCAAATGAGTCTGTATGCTTATACCGATGGTCATTTTCGTATTTACCACGGGGCAACTTTTACCGACACAGGGGTAGGGTTATTTACGGCTGATACTTGGCACTACGTTGAAATCAAATTCAAAGTGGATGGCACAAATGGTTATTGGGAACTCTATATTGATAATCAATTAGTCGCGTCGGATTCTGGCATTCCTACTTACAGTACATTCTACCCCGCAGAGATTACTACCCATAGCTTCGGTATTAGAAATACTAATGCACGTTTCGATGACATATACATCTATGACAATACTGGGGACGTTCAAGAGCCATTTGGCCCTGTGAAAATACGTGCGTTGCTTCCCGATGGTGACGATACAACTGACTGGTCTTCAACGGGGGCAAATCATTACGATCAAGTCAATGATCTTCCCGTTGACACAGCCAACTATGTAGAAAGTAATACTGCAAATGATGTAGATTTGTTTACGTTTGCTAACGCCGCCGACCCAAGTAACTGGCCAATATATGGTGTGCAGCTTAATGTTTATGCTGCGGTCACCGATGTTGGTCTTTTTACATTGGATGGTATTGCAGATTCCAACGGGTCTCAAGATACAAACAGCGAGGTTATTGTAGATCACCTCGGAGGTCAATACAGGTTTGTTTTTGAAGATGACCCAGAGACCTCAAATGCTTGGACCTGGGATCAACTTAATGATGCTAAATTTGGTGTGGGAGTAGGTTAATGGCCAATGCAAGGCTGTCACGTCAGCAAGTAGAAGTTATCGGACGCTTAGCTTCGACCCTTCGGGTTGGTGGTCAGAGTCTTATGGTAGCTGGTGCCGCACAGAGCGGTAATCTGCGTGTACATGGCGTTACTCTGGAATACATGACCAAGATCATGCCCGAGGAGACTAGTAGCACTATAGGTGTTGACCATAGCGTAGATGTGTCCCATGTGGCCTCCAGGGGGGCCTCCAGCGACCTCAGTGCGACTTTGGATCAAGATGTGTCCTTGGTAGGCAGCGTGTACAACAAGGCCCCTGGGGACACAATAGGCCCTACTGCTAACGGGATACAGCAATCAGTCCAAGTTAGCGTGGTTCGCAACCTGTCTGCTGATAATATCATAACCTTGAGTCAGGTTGCATTTGTTCAGCAACCCGCGTCTAGTGACATTGGAATCGACCACTCGGTTCAAGTTAGTGTAGTTCGGAGTCTCTCTGCTGGCAGTACGGTTGGTGTAGGTCAAAGTACAGGCACTAACCAGCACATGGAAAGTGCTAACAGTGTTCTTGTAGGTTTAGATTCTTACGTGACCGTTGTACAGGCTTTTAGCCGATCAGCTAGTAGTAACTTGACACTCGACCATAGTTGGGATATAAGTATTTCCAAGACGGCTGCCAATGTTATAGGAATCGGGCATTCAGTTGATGTTCAGAAAGTTATATTCGAGACCCCGCAAAGTGCCATTGGTATTCAACAAATTGGATTTGCTGTTTCGCATCCATTCGCTAGTAATATAATTGGAATAGATCATAGTGTTGCTGTTCAGAAAATTCTACACCGAAGTCTCACCCATGATATTGGAATTTCTCATAGTTTTATACGCACAGGTGATCTTCGAGCAGGTGCTTTTAGTGTATTGTCAGGTTGGTCATGGGTTTGGAATCCAAGCTCCGAAGCTTATGAGATCCTTTGGGTCGAAATGACAAATACGGCTGAAGTTGAACATATAATTGGTGATCGACCTACTTATACTTCAGCTAGTAGTCAACTAAACTTAGGGCAATCAGTATCTTATCAAGCAGTCTTTAATCGTGCCCCTGCATCAGATATCAATATCAAGCAAACACTTGGATACTCGTTTATCCAAGATACAACATTCTGTGACTATGCTCCGTCTGTTGGATCAACAACTGATACGTATGCGCCGCTGCCACCGCCAATAACACCACCAGTGATCGCACCTGAGTCGTATGACGGTGTACAACTTTCATACCCGTCAGTGGCTCCCACAAATGTAATCTATCTACGTGGCCCCGAGTTGGGGAATGTCGATCAATTCAATACCCAGCGTATCAATCGTGAGTCTCGGGGTGGCCATCTGGTAATCTTCCGTGATTTTTATTGGCCTCGCACAAAAACTATGCGATTCTCATTCACAGGATTAACAGAATTAGAGGGGCAAGAGGTTCTGGATTTTGTAGAGGTATCAGTAGGTAAAGAAGTCAAGTTACGAGATTGGGAAGGTCGGGAATGGTTAGGTGTGATTACCTCGACCAATGAGCCTATTGTACGTGAGCGGGATGGTTGTAAGCTTACCACTGACTTAGAATTTGAACTCATAGATGGAGGAACTTAAACATGACACAGTATCGAGCCACAGGTCGCGTTCGGCCCCGCAGAAAGCGTCCTTTAGAGGTGTATCCGAATTGTAGTAGACCTCCGTACATAACCTTTGACGAAGCTGTACCCATAAAACCCCAGTGCCACTTCATCTTCTTATGGATGCCTAAAGTAGCTGGAACGAGTATTAATGCTGCGATCAAACACCATTTTGGTCATACATATTTATCACTAGAGAATGCACCTAAACGATGGAACCCCCAACTCAAAGGTGTAACATTTTACCATAGCCATGTACCAGCACTGGTGGAAAAGGGGCATGTATCTTCTGAATGGATGGATAGCGCCTTCAAGTTCGCTTTTGTGAGAAATCCCTGGGATCGAATGGTCTCGTTGTATCATTGGCTAAAGTGGGAAAAGAAAATGGGCTTCCCGGAATTTATCCAAAATGTTGCGACTGGAAATTATCACCGCCCTGGGGTAATGAATCTTCGAGGGTTTTATCAGGCTAATCGGCTAGTCGATTGGTTGCGGCCGAATGGTATTTGGTTACCACAATTTATTGGCCGCTTTGAGAATCTCCAGGAGGATTGGAAAATCGTTATGAAAATCTTGGGATGTAAGTGTGGCCTCAAGAAAAGAAATACCTCTAACCATACTCATTATCGAGATTACTATGATGCTACTACCCGAGCGTTAGTAGCTAAACGATTTGAAGAAGATATTGACCTCTTCAAATACACTTTTGAGGCTTAAAATGAGTGTAACATTTGCTGCACCATATCCTGCGATACAAACAACATCGTTGCTACCGAATCCTGTACTAGGAGATTCTGAACAACCGACAGTTGAAGTTCAGACGCGACGGGCGTTAGATGGGACATTATACACCTACACAAAAACAAAGTTGGGGCGTCGTAAATTGGTCATAAACTTCAGAGTTACCCGGATGAAGGGCTTGGAATTCTACGAATTTATTCGATCCTACCATGGGTACAAAATGAAGTATCTTGACCATTTGGACCGAACTTGGATAGGGTACATTGTAAATAACCCATTCGAGTTTACTACATCCGAACGCTGGCGATCCAAACGTTATCCCTACGGGGAAATGATGGAATTCACTGTCGAATTTGAAGGGATGCTACAATGAGAACCTTATCCGCAAACGCTACCGCAGCCCTAGCTGAAAATTTAGGGACAGAACCTATTTACATTATCACTATTCAGTGGCGAGATAATGCTGGTGTCTACCGGTATGCAGACAGACCTATCCCAGTACTAGGAATAGAGTGGCTCATTCAAGATGCAAGTGATTTGGACGCCGTGGTTACATCTACAACCGATTCCCAGCAAGTAAATGTAACTTTGGATGATACGGATGGGCATATCAAGAATTTAATGAATTTCCATGATCTCCACAAGCGACCCGTTTGGGTTTATCAATGGTTTGATGGTTTTGGTCAAGGAGATTCTATTCTTCTTTTCAAAGGGGAAGTAAATTCACCCATCACTTGGAGTGCTAGTGATTTAACTGTTTCCTTTGGTATTGTTACAAAAATTGAAGATAAAGAACTTGGTTTCTCAGCGGAAGAAGGTCAATTTAGCTTCATTGCTAATGAGTTGATTGGACAAGCATGGCCAATGTGTTTCGGGACTTGCGTAAATAGTAAAACCTTGAAACTTACCAAACCTGCTATAGGTATAACTGCGGATGGCATAGCGATAGCTGATCCCGCCATTAACGCAAGAATAAGTGCATTAAGAACTCAAATTGAAATGTTTCAAGCCCAACAAGCTCAGTACGTATATTTTGCCGCACTAGCTCGATTAGACGGCAATCAAGCTGCCGCCGATTATAATCAAGGCATCGCCGATGACTCGGGTGTATCTTGGCAAAATCGTCAACGTGAAATCAATAGTTTACAACTCAAGTACAATGAGCAATTAGGAACTGTGGTATCATCTTTTCGGATGTTTAATGCTGATGATTTTCCAAGTGGTACGGTGGATATTCGAGTAGGTGATTTGTATTTAACAGGTTATAAATCTGGCGTCGAGTTTATCATCACCGATATGCCACACCCTAAGTTAATCAAGGACCCTACGGCTGAATTACCTTATTGTGATGGAGGTTATTCTTACTATAATTACTCTGGTGGATGGGGTTTCTATCGAGGACCGGATGATGGTAACTCCGCTTGGACGCCGTATGCTTGGATCAAGGGGGATAATGACTGGGGATATTACTATGAGAATCCTGGAAGCAATGTATACCTAGTTACAAATGAGCCCCAGAAATACATTGTAAGCCTCATACCAGGAACTATCACTAATGTAAGCACTCAACTTCAACGTGAAGGGCAGAAATTTCTAGCTGAAGTACCAGAAGATAAATGGTCTCAAGGGTGGGAGAATTACGGTCCAGTGGGGGCTCATACTTTATACATTTCTGATGCCTTGTCTAAAGAAAAGGATGTTGGTTATAGTGATGATCTTTACGTGACATTCATTTCTAGCGTAGGACCTAATACTATTGATATTTTGAAATGGGCTATTGATAACTATACTGATTTGAGTTATGATGCGGCTAGTTTTGCTTATGTTCATACACGACTTACAAATTACCCAAGTCATTTTTCAACGTCCGAAAAATTCAATGTTATGGATTTCTTACATGAAGTTGCCTGGCAAGCTCGTTGTCAACTTCGTTTAGTTAATGATGTTTTCTTCATTACCTATTTACCAGAAGTACCAACGTCTGTTGCGACTATTACTGAATCTGAAATTGATGTTGGAAGTTTTGAACTTGACCATACATCTACTGAGAATCTTACTACTAAGATGGTGTGTAATTGGTGGGCAACAGGTGTGCAAGACAAACCCAACCGTGCAATTCTTCGACACAATGTCGCCAAGTATGGTGTCCATGAGAGTTCGTATGATTTTTTCATCTACAACAAGCTTGATTTTGTGCTTAAAAGTGCTACGTTTTGGATGATTCGATATGCCAACACATGGAAAATTGCACGCTTCACAACCCCACTTAAACTCCTTGCGGTCGAGACTCAAGATGCTGTAACATTGGACTTTTCAGTTCCGTTTCAATATGTCTCAAATGGCCCTATAGTAGCTTTGGTTGAAGAAGCCAGCTATAATTCAGCAGACCGAAGTATTCAATTTCAATGTTGGACAGGTGTTAAAGCTGGGTCAATGGAACAATACGACTTTGCTTACCCCGCTGATGTGGATTCAACCTTAACATTTCCGACCCCCGATGAAATTGAAGCCGGTTATGATGGTGGGTGGGGAAATAATAAAGCTGCCACTGGAGAATTAGGCACTGAAGCTCTTGAAAGTAAAGTTAGTCGTGTTCAGTATACCATCAATGATCCTATGCGATTTGGAAGTCGAATGTATAATGACAGGGGTAGCCCTACACCATCCGACCTAGGGGACAGTGCGGCAGGGACACCTGTTATTGAACCCGCTCCTGTTTTATCTCTTGCTAGTCCTGGCCCCTTCTTAGAGGATATCACTGAATATCACTCAGAAGATCCTGTGTCTAGCACAGGCGGTGCCGGAATTACCCAAATTGATTTGCACTCTACCGTGATACATGATAGTACAACAGGACTCTCATGTACGCTTGATACCTTCTTTGAGAAAATAGGCCCCGCTTTTGAAAAGAGTGGGAATCATTTACATGCTAGCACTGATGCTTCTTGGAGTGGTGCCGGTCAAACAGATGGACAAAAGTTTGTCTTTGCTTATGAGTCAGGAATTGGCTTAGGTGCAGGATTGGCATTTCTTTATGAGGATGAATAATGGAAGCTTTTACATGGCTATCTGAGATATTCAACGGGCTCTTGAGCTTCATCCCGAGGCCCATAATCGTCCGTGCAACACACGGAGGTGTGAAGTGGCGATTCGGAAAGAAAGCCATTGAAATGAGCCCTGGGTGGCGATGGTACTGGCCATTCACAACTGAGATAGAAGTTATCGTCACGGCCCGTCAAACACATGATCTACCGTCGCCACAAGCGGTAGAAACACGAGACGGTGTATCGGTCGCTGTAGGATCACTGATTGTGTATTCAATCAATGACGTTGTTCAAGCCATCGGCGAGCGGAACTGGGATGTCGATTCCACTGTGAATGACATAACTAAAGCCGCGATAGTCGGGGTTGTAAGTCAATGGGATTACAGTGACCTCCGTGACGAACTGACTGACCAAATTGAAAAAGAATTGACGGAGATGTGTAGAAAACACCTCCGTCAATTTGGAGTCTATGTACATCGTTGTGCGGTTACTGACTTCAGTCATACAACAGTACGCATGTTATTTGGAATGCAAGCTGCTCAAGCAATAGTGGAGGGAGAATAATGCCACCTACACGCGCGATGACATTCGCATTGTATAATTTGTTAGCACAGCAGCTACGAGACGGTATAGATGATATACCATACCCAGGGGAATCTTGGCGTTCTAATTGTTGGGGTGGTGAGTATTATCATCCGCCTGAGCTAGTTGAACCTTATCGCTTGGAATACCATGATTTTGAATACTTAAAAGCAGCAGCATTGACACTTGATAATGAGTTAGATTTTGATGATGCTAATAAGGTATCGTATGCACATGAGCAACTCTATAGCGAAACTGTAAAAGCAACA